CCCAGACGGCATCGCCATCACCGTCTGATCTGGCAGATACAAGACCAGCATCCGCTCGTCCGGACCAGCCTCGATGAAGGTGTCCGCCGCGCACTCGCGCAGCGCAGCCACACTCATGCGGACCCGGGCGTCCCACATCACGGTCATGTCCAGCGGCGACTCTGCAGAGATCAGCGGCGGACACTCCCCGTCGCAGTCCCCCGAGCCGACCGCCAGATACTCCCGGCCGTACACCAGCGCATCCAGGTGAGCCAGCGACGACTCGTCCCACAGATCGTTCGCCTCGGCGATCTCCGCCAACTCACTCGAGTCAGACCCGTCCGCCCATCGGAACGCCTCCAAGTCGAGACGCTCCTCCAGACTTTCCACACCGACCCGCGGCCAGCCGATGATCGTGTGCAGGCCCTTCAACTGCGGAGGGATCGAAATCCCGAGGTCGCGCACCAACTGCTCGCCGTTGAAGTAGGCGTCCCGCAGTTGCAGTGCCCACCGGTCACGCAGCATGTCCGCCCGCAACATGTTGACCAGGGCGAGCTCGTCGTCCGACAGAAACGCCAGCGGGATGTCGGGGCTGGTCACCGTCACCGCAGCACCACCACCCTGCCCTTACCCGTGGCCTTCTTCTTCTGCCGCTTCGGCGAGTTGAGGATCATGCGGCGCAGCATCCGTGCCCCGATCGCGCACACCGCGAGGTCGATCTTGCGTGCAGACTCACGATGCTCCTTGCCGATCGTGATCCCCCACCGGTTCGTCCGCCGACGGGCGTTGATGACGTGCGTGCGCAGCACCTTGTGCCCGTCGTGGATGAGCGTCCGCTCCAACACGTCCGCATGGGTGCGCTTCACGGCCTCCGTGAATGTCTCCTGGTTGCGGGGATCACGCATGTCCCAGCGCACCGCGTGCGCCTTCGGACCCGACGAAACGGAGCGCAGCGCGAGCTTCGAGCCCCACGTCTGACCCCACAAGTCGATGTAGGTGTCCCAGTACATCTCGCCGTCGTCGTCATCCTGCCCAGAGCCTGGGTCCGCGAAGAACGCCAGCACCTTGAAGCGGGCGAACGCGTTCTCCACCACGCCATGCACCTCATCCCGCGGCACCCGGTAAGGCACGTAGCCCGGCGTATTCGGCGCCGGCCAGTTCGGCGGCTTCTGCCACACGCCCAGAGCCGATACCAGGCCGTCGGACATGCGGCAGGCACACAGGCCCGTCGCGTCGTCGCTCTTGGAGCCATCGAAGAACAGGACGACCTCGTCGCCGTCGGCCAACTGCAGATCCTCGCGCTTGCAGGCATCCCACTCGTAGCGGGCCATCCACGCGTCCTCGGCGGCAACGATCTGGTTGAACCAGAAACGCCGGCTGCGGGACGGAGGGTTGCGAGGGTCAAGGATCGACTTCACGATGCGGCCAATGTCCAGCCACACCGAGTCGCCCCGGACCGCCTCGATCACCTTCGCCAGCCAGGGCTTGGAGAGCTTGGCCTCCGGCGGGGCCTCGAGGGAGTCGTACAGGATGCCGGTGTCTTCAGCCCGCCCAGCCTCGGCCGCCTCGTAGGCGTCGCGAGTCTGTTCCGCCACCGAGTCCTCGCCCGGTTCGAAAGCGTTGGTGATGGCGAAAGTACGGGCCGAACCGTCCGCCGACTTCGTGGCGTTCCGCTCGATCGTGGCGGCCATCTCGTGGCCCTGGTTCGACTCGATCCAGTGGTGCGTCTCGTTGAGCAGCGTGAACGTCGTCCGGCCGCCTTCAAGAGCCCGCGGCGAGGACGTCACAGCCTCGATCCGGGCCGCACCTTTGTGGGCGTAGACGATCTCCTTGCCGACGTCGATGCTGTACTCGGCTCGGGCCTTCGGAGTGAACAACGACCCGAAAATGATCATCGTGTTGCGGGTCTGATCCTTCGAGACCGCCGCCACCTGCACCCACGGCTCCGGATGCGGCTCACCAACAGGCTGCCCCTCCGGCACGCCACTCTCGTCGTCAGGGCCCGCGACCCGCCCCAGCCACCGCGACGGGCCCACGAACTCGACGGCACACAAGGTCGCCCCGAACGGATCCTTGCCCCAACCCTTCAGGCGCTGCAGCACAGCATCCCGGTACGCGAACTCGCCCGTATCCGGATCAAGAGCGAACCACCACAGGATCAGCCGGACCTGCTCGCTCGTGTACCGCCACCGCTGCCCGCGGTGCTGCAAGTACTTGCCCGTCCACACCAGCACGTGCCAGCCCAGCGTGAACGCAGGCTTGACGAACAGCCCGTCCTCGCCACGCTTCCACGACGGGCCGATAACGACAGGGATGACGACGTCGGGGACTTCCTCAACCGCCTGGTCAGCCACCGAAGGCGGCGCGGTAGTCATCAAGCACCGTCACATCGGCGTCGCTACGGCCGGCAGGCTTCTTCCGCTCCAGCTCCATGCGCGCCCGGCGACGGTCGCCCTCGGTCGTCAGCAGCGACGACATCACCGAGTTCAGCGCCGCGACCAACTGTCCATTCGGTCCGCGCTCGGAGCAGTCCAGCACGCGCGACATCAGCTCCGCCGCATACCGGGCGACCGCCCAGTCCGACGGCTGATAGAACGCCGCCTGCCCCGACTCCCGCAACGACAGATACCAGTCCGTCGCGATCGGATCCCACAGTGGACTCGGCTCCGGCAGGTCCGGCAGATCCGCCGGCGCCCCCGACGGGGCCTTTGTGATCGAGTCCTTCTCATTCTTCGAGCGATGGCCCATACGCTCCTCGGAGCGCTTACCGACAGGTCCACGAGCGCCCATGACGACCTCCAGGGTCAGAGCACGCCACCAGGGCGCACAGAGGGCTGGAACAACGACGCCCGCTCAGGACGCCGCCGGGGCGTCAGAGCGAAGCGATCAAGCCGGCCGCATCAGGCAGCTCGGCAAGACTCAAAGGCGTACCTGGAACCCGGTCGCCCACGATGATGTACCGGCGATCCGAGTACACCTCGACCGCCAACTCCCCCTTGCGGACCCTGCGGCCCGCCGGGACCGCACCACGGAACCACAGATGCAAGCCGGTACCAGACCGGCCGCGCTCCATGTACGTCGGCGGCAGCCGGTCGATGATGGCCTGCGCCCACGGCAGTACCTGGCCGGCCTCGACGGCGTGGTCCAGGTCGACCACCGTGATGCGGTCGCCGGCCGTGAGGACGAAGCCGACACCGTCGCCAGTCTTCGACGACGAGGCCGTGGGGAAGTCCGACCAGGACGACGGGTCGTTGACCGAGGCGAAGCGGCCATCCGTCCGCATCGGCACCTTGTCCTTGTGTCGCACCCAGCGAGGACGGGACGTCAACTCTGCCGGGATTCGCGCCTGCTGCTCGACCGCCAGGGCCGCCTCACGCTCACGCTTGCGGGCCCGAGCTGCAAGGACACGGTGCGAGTTCGAGCAGTAGCGACGGTCCGACCGGTGCACCACCGGCAGGTCTCCCCCACAGTGCTCGCAGCTCTGAAGCGTCCCTGGCATGCATCCAGGATACCTAGTCGGGTTAACGGCTACAGCTGCCTGACCTGCATAGTTACCAATCCGCGACAGGGGGCGGCCAACCCAGCCTCAGCGCCGGCCCGGAATTGCTGCAGGTCAGGGCCTTGGAAACCCGGGGGCAATGTCAGGTGCTATACGGGCCCGATCCTAAAAGATCATGATCATGGGGTAACCCCCCAGGTGATCTTGGTCGAGTGGATCAAGGGAATCCAAGTTCGATCATGCAGATTTGAGAGCTCGTCGATCATGACCCGACCTCGATCCGAATCGTTCTCGATCCTCTCGAATCAGCCTTCGAATCCTGATCACTTGATCGCTGATCAGTGATCACGTCGACGAGCTGCGACACGATCGCCATGACCACATCGCTGCCTGCCTCGACCCTGCCGCGCCGCGGCCAGCACGCACCCTGGGTGGGCCGGCCGGCGTGCGGGTCTACCCCTCGGCCTGCTCCCTGCCGTCGAGGGAGTGGTGTACCAGCAGCCAACCCATCGACCCGTCGTCCTGGGTGACTGGCCTGACCTCAGGTCCGCACACGCAGTCGGGTTCGGTGGTGCTGGTGTCGTGGTCGACCAGGTCGATGGTCGGCGTGACGTGAAGCGTGTCGGTCAACGCCTGCGCCTTCCAGGGTTGAGTCGACTACCGGTTGCGACTCCGGTCGATCGGATGTGCATGAGCTGGCAATAGCCCTTGGCTCGCGCTCCGAGGTAGCGGCTGAGCAGACGATTGCACCGCGTCCAGTCGCCTGGTGTACCCCAGCGGATGCGTGCCCCGCCGGCGCCCGTAGGGCCCCAGTATCGGCGGAGGGTTTCGGCGTTGCCGCGGTTGCCGCGTCCTTTGCTGGCCACAGGTCTCACTCCTTCTGTGGCGCGGGCTCCTGGTCGGGGGTTTGTGGTTCGTCTACCCGTTCGATGGCGGCGCCCATCCCTGCGGGGATGGCGTAGCTGGGGCCGGCTTCATCGCTGAAGATGGCCCAGTCTCCGCTGAAGGTGAGGGTGAGGTTGTCGTCGATGCGGTAGTCGTCGCGGCCTTGGCCGCCGGGGAAGGTGATGAGGTAGCGGGGCACGGTCACCTCAGCCCTGGGTGGTCTTCTTCGGGGCGTCGTCGCCCGGGCTTCGGGTTGGCCGCCTTGGCGGCGTGGCCTTCGCGGCTCGACTTGAAGCGGTGGCAGTGCGGGGGCACGCGGTCGTGGGCCCAGTCGAGGTTGTCGGGGCTGTGGTCGTCGCCGGGCTGCTTGTGGTCGAGGTAGTCGCCGCCGGGCAGGCCACAGAGGTGGCAGATGTGTTCCGGGTTGCGGGCGTGCGCGGCGGGCCTGATCTGCGATTCCCAGTTGGCGGGGAGTCGACTCTTCCTCGTACTGCCTTGCCAGCCGCCGCTCATCGCTACTCCTCGGGGCTGCGTTCGGCGCGAAGCCGTTCCACTTCGGCGCGGAGCCGTTCGATCTGGGTTTCGTGGTCGGCCATGAAGCATTCGTTCGAGCGCGCCATTCCTGCCAGGATCTGGGCCGCCATGCTGAGGCGCTTCTCTGGCGTGGCCCGGTTCCAGTGCCAGATCCATTGGCCTGGGGTGGGGGTGACGCGTTCGTCTGCGCCGGGTTCTTCGCCTGCCCGCAGTCGTTCTAGTTCGGCTGCTTGGGAGTCGCGTTGCTTCCGGATCCCGGCGGCGGCGTTGCGGATGTCGTCCCAGTCGCGAGTGCGGTCCATGCCGAGGGCGTCGGTGAGTTCGCTCTTCCACTTGGCGAGCCGGTCCATGTCGCGCGCGATGTCGCTGCGTTCCTGTGCGAGTCGCTGGCCCTCTTGCACTACGCGTGCCTGGGTGTCGGTGGCGCGGTTCCAGTCGACGGGCTGTCCTCCGACGCTGACCTGGCAGTGGACGTCGGCCGGGGAGTCATCGCGGAGGTAGGCGGTGGTGTCGTTGGCGGGGATATCGATGGTCTCGCTGAAGGCGAGGACGGTGCGTGCGCCGATCTCTTCGGCGAGACCTTCACGTAGCCCGCTCTCTGTCGAGGCGATGCTGGCGACGACTTCTGCCTCGGCCTGGTCGATGACGAGCACGAACGGCGGCCGGTCGTCTCCGCCGCCTTCGGGGAGTTCGAGGATCTGCAGGCGGGCCATCAGCCGGTCACCGCCTTGGCGACGGAACGATGGATGTAGTGCTCGATGAGCGCGGCTCGGCCAGCAATCCTCTCACTCTCCGGCCAGCGTGCAAGGCGCCACCAGATTTCGTGCAGCCATCGGTCGTAAGCGGGGATGCTCGTTGCCTTCTTGCGGAAGCGGGCCATGGCGCGGGCTCCAGGGTGGGTTCAGGTGGGGCGGGGTGGCGAGTACGTCGTCACGTCGGTGTGCGGGAGTGCGGGGTCGACTTCCACGGCCTCCACGTAGATGGCGAGGCGTGCGACATAGAGGCCGTCTGTGATCTGTTCGACTTCGATGCCGTCGTCGGTGGCGAGGATGTTGAGTCCGTCGAGGGTGACGCCGTCTCTCGTGATGCGCAGGTGCTTGTTCGGTTCGGCCATGGCGCGGGCCTTCCGTGGGTTAGGGCTTCCAGCGGGGTCCGCGTAGCGCTTCGGGCACGTCGCTGGTGGTGATGGGCGGGGTGGTGAGCCAGTGCCCGATCCGTGGGCCGATGCGCGGCTGACGCTCGGGCGGCTGTGGCCGGTCGAGTCCGGCGAGGATGTCGGGTGTGATGCCGTGGGCGTGGGCGAGGTCGAGCAGCTCGGGGCAGTCGTTCAGGTTGTCGGTGTACGACATATCCATGTCGCCGTAGGTGCGGCAGCCTTCGCAGGCGGGCTCGTAGGTGACGTTCGGGTCGAGCCGGTGCCGGGCGAGGATGCGGCGGTCCGCCTCGCAGCGCCGCAGGACCGTGTCCGGGTCGTTCGAAACGATGTGGTCGGCCTCGGGTGAGTGGGCCGGACTGGTGGACCAGTAGATCCGGTCGTAGTCGACGCGGGCGATGACGGCGTTGTCGGGTGCGTGCTGCCAGCCGTCGGTGTCGCGGTCGACGATGATGCCGTCGAAGACGTGTCGCCAGTCGGTTGCGTCGCAGGCTCGGGCCCGCTTCTCAACGGCGTCGACTTGCCGGGTGATCCAGGCGTGGAGATCCATGGCGCGGGCTCCGGGTCAGGACTCGTCGTCGGGGAGGATGGGCGGCTCGTTGTCGACGAGGATCCACAACGGGCTGTAGCTGCCGGGCTCGTGGTGGGCTGGCTTCTCGTCGAGGGCGTAGAGGGCGCCGGTCTGGCCGTGCCAGCCGATCTGTCGCCACGTCTGCTCGGCGTCGAGGGTGTGGGTGCGCATCTCCTGGCCGCTCGGTTCGGAGGCGCGTCGGTACGGCCGAGTGTCCGTGGGAGGGGTGGTGAGCCGGAATCCGGCGCCGTCACCACGGCGGACGTGTCGGTCGCGGGGCTGGTCAGGGGAAGCCATGGGCGCGGGCCTTCCGTGGGTTCAGGTGATGGGTACGCCGCACCAGGTGCATCGCGGGGCGATGCCGTGTGGGGCGCCGGGTCCGTGGCGTCCGCGCTTGTGGAGGTGGCGCATGCGGGCGGCGTAGATCCGCGAGTAGACGGCCGCGTACAGGTGATAAAGGCCGCCTGCCTCGCGCTTGAAGCTGGGGATGCGCCGGTAGGCAAGCTGCTGCACGGTGTTCACGTGGCACCTCCCGTCAGGCGTCGAGCGCCCGCCGCACACCGTCTTCCAGCGTGATGCGGGGCACGTAGTGGTTGAGCATCCACGTGGGGTCGCTGACGCGGTGGTGGACGCCTTGGGGTGCGTCGTGCCGGTGCTTGTACTGGGGCTGGTAGCCGGCGGCCGTGCACACGATGTGGGCGAGTTCGTCGAACGAAGTGGCTCGTCCCCAGCCGAGGTTGACGGGTCCGGTGACCTCGTTGTCGAGGAGTGCGAGGGTGGCGCCGGTCAGGTCGTCGATGTGGATCCAGTCGCGGGTGGAGTCGCCGCTCCCCCAGATCTCGAAGGGGTCGTCGCGTCGCTTGGCCCGCTGGACGAAGGCGGGGAACGGGTAACACGGCGCCTGGTCCTCGCCATAGCCACTGAAGGGCCGGGGCAGGAGGATGCGGCAACCCTCAGCCTCCGCGTAGGTGGCGAGCTTCTCCCCCGTCAGCTTCGCCCAGCCGTAGGTCGCGTCAGGCTCTTCCATGTACGAGAGGTTGATGTCCTCTTCGTACAGGCGCCGCACGTCGCCGGGCTGCTGCAGCGCGACGGGGTAGGCCGCAGACGACGAGAAGTACACGGCGCGCGGGGTGCCGGTGCGGATGAGCCATCGCATGTACCAGGCGTCCAGGGCGAGGTTGGTTCCGACACCCAGGGGGCTGCCGTCGATGCTGGCTCGGCCGCCGACGATCGCCGCGCAGTGCACGGCTAGGTCCCACCTGCTGGCGTCGCGGCGGAAGAAGTCGAGGGCGTCGCGTCCGTCGGCGAGGTCGATGCCGGTGACGCGCCACCCGCGCTTGTCCATCGCCTCGTACAGGTGGCGGCCTACGAAGCCCCGGTGGCCGGTGAGGAGGACGCGCATTGGACCTCCTCACCGAGGTCAGTGTGGCCAGTGCCAGGTTCCATTGAGTCG